AGAATAATCTTGAGTGGTTCTAAGAATGACTTGTCGAATTGTAGATCGTGATCGATATATTTGTCAAGACCAATCTCGTGAGGAAAGTCTTGAATGAATGAAATTATATTTTCATGAATGATATTTGGTTTTTTCAAATAACAGAATTTAATCTTCTCACCATTTTGAATGAGTGAATATTTATTGTCCAATTTGTGTTTCTTCACATAGTGATTAAACAATAATGCACCCCGTATATGTATGGGAGTTCCTTTTGCATAGATTGTAGAATGAGCTCTGTACTTAACAACATCAGATGCAGTTCTTGGGAAAGCAATCTCTTCTGGTGGCAACTTTTTAAATTCTTTACGACATGTATCAATATAATCAATCATATCTTCTTCTGTGCCGTTCATCATTATCTTAAGTGCATCTTTAATCATCTTACGACATGGTGCAGGGGTAGATGATTTGACTGCCTCAATGCCCATCATTTTGAGTTTAGGTTCTTCATAACGAACACCCTCACTATCCCATACATTTAAGATATATCTTTTCTTTGCTGTCCATATGCCACGATCTGCGATGTTCTCTCTTTTCATGAACATTTTTTGATCATATGCATTTACGTACGTGGCCAACGTTTGGTAAGAACTCTCAATATATTTTTCAAATTCCACCTCACAGACCTTATTAAGGAACGACACGATGCTCGCAGCATCCTTTTCTCTACCTTCGTATACCCTATCGACCAAATCACCCAAGTTGAGATAGATACTATCAGTATCACTAGCAATAACATAATCAACATCCTCCGTTTTTAGTATTTTGTTTAGATAAGAGTTCATGCGGTTCTCTATCCAACGAATAGAAACCTGACCAGATAAAGTAATTGCTTCCGCATTTTCTAATTTATAATAGCGGAAGTATTGATTACCAATCGCACCATAGGCAGAATTAAGAGAAATCTTTTTTGCCATTTGAATGTTATTACATCTAGCAATCTCTTTTTCCAATGTCTTTGTAGGAGTCTTTTCATAAGCTTTCTTTGCTTCAATCATTTTCTTTTTAAAGACTACACGATCTCCATACATTTTGTCCATCAACTCAGGTAGAAATCCACGAACATCTTTGCGATACATTGCACCATTTGCACATACAGCATTGTCCTTATACATTTCAAATGTCAAATCTTGATCAAGTATTTTATCCACTGTAACTGTTGGATGTTTTGTTTCAATAAGTGTTTCTGGAGATATATTGTATTGCATGATTAAATGCGGATACAGTGAGTTTAAGTCAAAAGATACTACCCAATCATACTTGCCGGGAATCGGTTCTTTAACATAGGCACCCGCATACTTTTCTGCCTTTGATGATCGATTCTTTGGGGGGATTACAATGTTACGTTTCTTGAGATAGTTGTAGATAATAGTATCCCACATTCTTACCTGATAAAACACATCGTTGTAATTGACTTTGGCATCATAAGCCATGGTAAGTGCCAACTCAATTAGTTTCATCTTATCTTCCAAACGGTCAACAAGTTCTACGTCAATGATGTTATATTCAATAAACTTTTGCCAACCTTTCGTATAGAAATCTTTAAAGGTATCAAACTCTGAGTGATCAAGTTTTTGTTGTCCTAGTTCTACCTTTGCAATATAGTCTAGTCGATATGATTCTTGTGCCTTGTATGTAAACTTCTTATATAAATCAAGGTAATCTAGTTGAGTGACACCACCAATATCAAATGTAGTATTCTTACGTCCGTTGATATAAACCTCTCCCTCAGATACAAGACCCCAAGGCGACATTCTTTTCATTAGTTTTTCACCAAGGACACGATTAATTCTTTTACAAATATAAGGAATATCATATAGTTGAATATTCCATCCAGTAATCACATCAGGAACATCTTGCATCCAGTGATTAATAAATGTACGAAGTAAATTTTCTTCAGTATGGCAACAATGATAAGTTACATTTTTTTGTTTGTTGTTAAATGGTTTAACACCCCAACTTGTAATTTGTTTCGTTGTATAGTCTTGTATCGTGATTGCAAGTATTTCTTCTGTACATGATTCAACATCAGGGAAGCCTTGTTCTGATGATACCTCAATATCAAGTGTGACTAATTTTATCTGACTGATATCAAACTTAACTTCATTCTCTGGATATTTTTCAGATATGTATTGATAGATATACCGATCATTTCCATATATTTCAAATCCTTCTACTTCATCATATTTTTTAAAAAAGTCACGACACTCTCTTACAGTTCCGGGTTTGACAGCATCAACAGGAACACCATTTAATGTTTTATATTTTGTTTTCTTTTTTGATCTAACGAAGAGAGTAGGAAAGAATTCATCTCTATGTGCATACCTCTTTCCATTCTCAACACCACGAACCAGAAACTGATTACCAATTAACTGGACATTAGTATAGAATTTCATTTAAGAAGGTCTTGATATTTTTCCAGTATAGTTGGTTTTGGTTCAGTAAGTGTAAGAATTTTATCAGATGATAACATAAAAGTGTTTTCACTGGTAACATCAACCAACCAAGGACTAAGAGTACTATCAGGGCCAATAATAAATGGTTCAGTTAACTTACAATCTGGTTGGCCAATATCGGCACCTATTTCCTCAATTTGAGAGATCAACTGCTTTGAGTTCACTAAAATTATTAGTTTGATCGGTGGTTTTTCCATTTAATACATCCTCTGTGTACATTTGTTCAATTTTTTTTATTGGTGTCACTATTGTAACTACCCAATCGGTTGGTAATGGTATTTCTGCTTCTTTTGCAAGGGGCATCCACGGATACATTGTCACAGATGCCTCTCTTTTATCTTCACCTTTTTTGGGTAATAGTTTTACCACACAAGGTTTTGAAAGAAAATATCCTATAACTTTCTCATCAGGAGATACCATTTCTTTTACATCAGAAATAACATCTTCACCAGATTTTAGCAATAAAATTTTGACTGTCATGTTTGTTCTTCTCTCATTATATTATACCATGAAAAAGGGGATCGTCAAGATCCCCAAGTCCATCTCGAACTCAAATATATTTAGAGGTAATCTTTACGAGCATGATGCTCTGGAACTACCTTGCCAAGATTAATTGAAAGTAAACCATCTTCAAATGTAACTTCTTTAATCTCTACATCATCAGTAAGTTGCCACCCTCTTTGAAATGATCTTTGAGCCATGCCACGATGGACATACTCGTTTTCTTTTTTCTCTTCTTTTTTTCCTTCAACGATTAGTTTACCATGCTCTGTGTAAACCTTGACTTCTTTCTTTTTGAATCCTGCAAGTGCAATCTCTAAGGTGGATTCGTGATTGTTTTCTTGAATTATGTTAAATGGTGGGTATGTTGCGTTTGTGCTTTCCCAAAAATTCTGTATGGTTCTATCTAAACCAATACTATTTGTTGTTATCTTGTCAAATAGTTCTGCTAAATCTTTAGCTCTGTAGATGTTTGTCATAGTTCTCCTGTTACAGCGAGTGTTAGTTTGTGTCCCTTACGGCGACACTACTAATTATATCAAATCACAAAAAAAGAGGGGTGTTGAAACCCCTCAGATTATGTTCGGTTAGAATTTAATCAAAGATTAAACGCTTTACTAAGTTCGGTTCCTAACACCTCACTTAATATTTTTGATAGTTGAAGATAACGAAACTCCATATTGATTGCACGAGCACCCTCACATGCATTTTTGAATGTAAGATCATTGAACTGTTCATGTTCTACTTTTTCACTCCAATTAGGATAGAAGAAGTTTGATTTGTCGTTGTATGCTTTATCATGTAGTGCAATTGCATCTTTTACTTGTTCATACGTTGAGAGTCCATTATACATTAAGAAGAATAAATTTTGAATAAGTGATTTTCTTTGTAGAAGTTTTTTCTCTTCTTTTCCAGAGGCCTCATCAATCAATTGTGCTAAGATACTTGCCAAATCAATAAACGTATCTTTGATTCTGATTTGTTCAGCAGCATTTAAAAACTCACCTTTGTAAAGATTATTTTTTGATGTTTGATTGATAGGAGAGAATGTGGTGTTAATCACTATGTCCTCATCATTACGTTCTTCTGTTTTTACATTCAAAACAAAATCAAGGCAATCAACAATCCAATCATCACCACAGTAACGTTTTTTAAAGTTAGCAAACATGTAACCTAGTAACTCAGGAACTTCAGAACGAAGTGCTCTTACATAGTCAGCCCATGGTGAATTTTTTGCATTTCTTAACTCTTGAGCATTTGGAAATACTCCGGCATTTGTATTAACAAAGACTTCAGATAATCCATCATAACCTATTTGTGTATATACACTCATTATGATGCTTCTACCAAGTATTGTATCTTGAACTGCTTGTGGTAAGTCTGAGAACTTATTTTTGTTACGTCTTACTGTGAAGACTGAAGTAGAAGTATCTTGTGGGTGTCTTATGTATTCGTATCTTCCTTGTGGAATACTGTAATTTCCATTAACCAAGTTAATCAAAAATTGTAAACGGTTGTTTCCATCTAGAACAATATATTTTAAACCTTCGTCTAATATTGGTTCAAATATATTTGCTATTGCTCTATCATCAGGGGCAACTTGCTTTACTCTGTGTAGTGCACTGTCAACATCTACAATTACAATGACACCTTCAATTCTATCCATTAGTAAAGACTTGAAAAAAGCCTTATGGTTATCTTTTGTCCATGATTCTGGACGTTGAAAATTTTCTGGTGCAGTATTAAGAGCGTATTTATTAACGACCTGACCTAAATCTAATACTTTGGGATCTCTTTTTACAACAATCGGTTGACCCCCTAATTCATCACCGATCGGGAAATTGCCATCCAAGAATGGAATTGGACTTTGAGGTAACTTAAATGAGTTAGACATGGAAATTCTTCCTATAAAATGTACAATGCTAAGCTATTACTCTTAACGACATCGCCTCAGTATGTTAGAGGGAGATGTGAGAATCAGACTGTGAATAAATCTGATATCTTTATTATATATGAGTGAAAGAGAAAATCAATTATTATGTTGATATCAACATTTTTAATTTTGAGTAAGTGTCTTTCCACCCATTTACAATATAGTTTACTCCTCCTATTTTGTCAACCTCTTTTGCTAATGGATAATCATTTCCATCTTTATCCATTCGATCTCCAAAAAAATACACATCATCATCCTCAGAAAAATCACGAATTATTTGACTTTTATCTGATCCCTTTGATGAAATATCAACACCAGTCTCTCCACCTACAAAAGCATGAAGTTTAGGAAACTGTTTATTAAATCTTTGCGCGATTCCAATTCTTTCATTTGAATTTTGATCCCACTTTTTATATACACCTCTTTGTTCAAACTTACATCCCCTACCTATGATACTGAAATTTACACAACCGGGTCTATCTTCAATATGCCCACCTGTTCTTATTGGAAAATCACTCTTTCTTAATTCTTCTAAAAGAAATAATTTTGCCTCCTTTGGAAGCTCCCATGGATTACGATAATAGAGTTTATCTTTCTCATAAACATCATTACCCGCACAATTATATACCCTCTTACATCTATTATAAAGATCAAGTCCTATCTGTTCGATTGTTTTTTCACGATTACTACCGGTCACAAGATAAGTATCATAATTGCATGCAAATACAATCATATAAGCCATAAAACCTGTGTCCATTTGTTGACGACTTGGTGTAAGTGTGCCGTCAACATCAAAGATAAATTTTTTCAATTACTCAGATTCAGTTGTTTTTCCTTTCTTGCCTATATTATACTTCTGTTCAAGAATCCAGTCACCTTTATCTTTATAAGATAACACTTTAATTTGATTAAGGGGTGCGATATCTATGCATGAATCCTCTTTTACAATCGAGATAAGTCCCCAATCAGCTAGTAAACGAGTGATTCGATTACGTCTTTGCACATCATTGATTGTAAGATTGGCATGCTTACCATCTAAGGCAAATAATTCTTTGAAGTGTACGATAAAATATTTTCCTTGCTTATGCAAAATATGGCAGGATTGATAGAGTTTCTTTTCCTTTCTTGATGCAACTCCAATACGGGTCAATGTCTCTCGAACTTTTAAAAAATCATCTGGTTCATTCAACACAACCTCTAGCATCTTATCTTGAGTCCATTGCACGGTTGGTTCAACGGTCGTCGTCATCGTGTTCCTCCAATATCAAGTCGTTGTTTAATAAAATTAATCTGATCAGGTGTTAATATTTTCAAAGCTTGTAATGCTTTTTCGTTACTATAACCATAGTATTGTTTGATGATTTCAAGATCCGTGACTTTATCCTTCCGGAGCCAGGGAGAAAACCTCTTCTTTTTCCTAAGTGTATTTAGATAAAACGAATATTGGAGGTCTTTATCTAAATTCGGAAATTTATTCATTTCATTAGCAAACATGATTGTATCAAGATGTCCAGATAGACAACGATTTACAATGTATGGAGGATATTCTTTGATAATATTTGGATCTTCCTCAATCAAATTTTCTTTTGTGAAGTTGATTGAATTCAACCAATCTTTAAGTTCTGCCATGATACAATTCTATTTTTTTATCAATGTAAGCTTTTGCTTTGAGTAAGTCATCAAGTTCACCCTCTTGATCTTTATGCCCCGCACGACACACATACTTAACCACGTTTCCTAAAAAGAAATCTAAGTTTTGATCTGCTATGAAATCCCAAACTTGAATCTTTCCGCGTTGATAATGTTTTGGAGAAAATTTATTCATCTTATAATTTGTATGTTTTGATCTTCTGTCCAAAGTTCGACTTCAGTTCTGAATCTACCCTCAGACTTTAACTTTTCATATCTTTTACCTGCTTTCTTTTTCCACCAAGAAATCACATTTTCATATTCAAATTTGTCCCAATTTTGACCTTTAACTAATTTTTTCTGTTCTCCTAAAATAACCTCACGAACATTGCCGTATCCATAATCAGAAATATATGCTCTCTTTCTTTGAGTGAGTCCAAATGCCATTTGAATAACAGAGTTAAATTCATTTAACTTTTCTTGATCCTTTAAACTATTTCTAATTATTGAGATCATCTTATTCTGTCTCTTCATTTTCTTTGAAGATGCTCTATTCTCTGTTAAAGGCTCTCCATGATTCCACTCTTTAAATTTGTTGTGAAGTTTATGAAATGATTGTTTATGTAGTAAAGGAGTAAATTGACTATCAGTAAGACCTTTATATCTTATAAAAGGTTTAAGTCCATCATATTGCGATGCACTTGTGGTTGATCCATACAGTGAAGTTGTTTCAAATAAAGCAATATCTTTTTGAAAAACTTTAGATACCTGTTCTCTTGCAAAATGGGATACACACATTAAAGCAAGTAATTTACCACCAAGATAATTAAATCCAAAAGGTTGAGATGGAACAATAGCAAATCCCATCACAGCATGACGATTGAATACTGAAAGATCAGGTGCCTTACCTAACCAATTATTTCTAGGTTTTGAATTAATTGTTGGTGATCCAAATCTAATAAATCCAATGATCTTCCCTGTATTTTTTTCTCTAACTAACCAACGAAGCTCTCTTCCCGGAATATTATGTTCAATAACATGAGAAGATGTTGCGGTAAGATATTTAATATAATAATCTTGACTTACTTCATCATTGAATCTATCACCAACATTTTTAATTTCAAAGTCCATATCCTCTGGATGAACATCCTCATTAAAGAATCTATCTTTATCAGATATTCCTTCAATAGTTCCGACGCTTGATACCGCCTCACCTTTAGCAAAACGAAGATAGTCTTCTATACTTGAAAAGTTTTTAAAATAATTAATAAATTCTTCAGCAGCCCAAAGAGCATTTTCTGGAGAACATTCACTGATAACTTTCGTCATTGTATAATAGGCATTTGGTTAAGTGGTTCATACAAAAATTCTCTTTCAGATGGCATGGTAAGAACCTCTATCAATAAATTAATATCTGCAGATATCGCATCACCAGTTTCTGACATCTTACGATATCCATTACCTACGTAAATTTGACCTGCCATCACTGCAATGGTGCAAGCACCCCAAAACAGATAATACTTGTTTGATTTCACTTGATGTTTTAATTTTGAAAATTTTGTCATTTTAAGTTTCCCATAATAGAATAATATACCACAAAACCAGAACCAATACCACTCAATAATAAGAAGATTCCAATGAAACCAAAACAATTAAGTTTAAATGGTTTTGTTTTGTTTTTCATTTAAAGGTACATTCAACCATAATTTCTGTTAGACAAGCCAACATATTGATTTCTTGATCAGCAACAAATGCTACTTGGTACTGATATTTAGCCAAAATAAGAATGGCAGCAGGAATAGAACTAGCGACCAAGGTTTCATAGAAACTATCATAAATGCGACGAAAAAGTAAAGTAGTATCATTATCCAAGTTGGTACTGACCCATTTACGAACTTCGGGAAAGTTTTTTTCCTTGAGATTTTTGGTGAGATCATTAATTGAAATATCTGAAAAGGACGCTAATATGCCAGAGTCTATTTCACCTCCGACTGAGTATCTTTGACACTCATTAAGAACTCTCCTCCAATCAGGAAAGTGTTTGTTTATAAGTTCAGCAACAACCTTCTTATCACTCCGAATATTTTCTTGAGTAAGAATCTCATTAATCCTTGAAAAGAACTGTGCAGCTATTGATGGTTTGTCTCGTTTGTTGACTGAGAAATCAATAACAGTGCAGCGTGAATGTAAGGGTTGAATAATTTTATTTTTGTAGTTACAGGTGAAGATAAATCTACAGTTGGATGAGAACTCCTCAATCGACGCTCTAAGGAGGAGTTGTACGTCGGAAGTGGTATTGTCTGCTTCGTCGATGATAATGACTTTGTGACTTGCCTCAGACGTAAGAGAGACTGTTGACGCGAAGTTCTTCGCGTTCGTACGAACAGTGTCAAGAAAACGTCCTTCATCCGATCCATTAATGACATAATAGTCAACTCCTAATTCTTTACACAATGCTTTTGCAACTGTGGTTTTACCAATGCCCGGTGGGCCTGATAGTAACATATTTGGTATCTCGCCACTAGACAAGAAATCCCTAAAAGTTTTTTTAATGCTCTCAGGGAGAATACACTCTTCAATAGTTTGGGGTCTGTATTTTTCAACCCATATAAAATCACTCATTAGTTAGTTATCGTGGTGATGTTGAGGATAGTCTTGCTCTTGTGCTCTTTGTGTTAGAACAGGTTTTCTACCTTCATGTCCATGTGCTATTCCTAGCTCATGCATTCTAGCATGTTCTTTGATTTCATCTTTAAGTCCTCTTCCTCCAGAACCAAAAGTCATATAAATTCCATAACCAATTAATGCGATAACAACTAAACCAAGAAACACAGCAAATGCTGCTCCTTGTCCTAAATGTGCATGAGGAATTAATGTTTCATTACATCTAGCAATTTTAGCTGGATCGTCCCAAGTTCCGGGAAGATGATAAATTGGTGGGCAAGATAAAAAAATCATTCTTGAGATCTCCATTCTTTTCTCATTGTAACATATTTTATATCTTTTGCTACTTTGTCTCTCATTTGTTTGAAAACTCTTGCAGAACGCGACTTTTCACAGTGTAATGCATCTGGCGATTGGGGTCTAACGGAACCATCTTTAGCATACTTCTTTCCATCAGAATGATTTGCATACCTACGGGAGCGAGTAAATCCCATCTCAAGAAACTTCCTTGCCATATCCATTCCAATGAAGTCTTGTTTGTCTTTATAGTCACAAAACATGGAGTAAATTTTATCAGCAGATTTGCGAGCGATAGTTTCATTTACAAATCTCCAATGAGCACATATATCGTTAGTATAAGGCCGTACCAATAACACTCCTTGTTCGCCCCTTCCAATGCGATAAAGTTTGCGATTTTCCTTAATTGTAAAATCAAGGGTTTTGTAATCGAGTCCATAATCAAATTCCTTCATAACCAGTCAGATCTATCACATCCCCATTTTTTAACTTCTGTTGAGTGAAAACGGTTCTGCATGTATTGTATCACAGATTTATAATCTGTCTTTGGATTGCATGAGAATAAGTCACATCTCGCAACATCATCCTCAGGCCATGTGTGTATGCTTATATGACTCTCTGAAAGTAATGCATAACCAGTAACACCATGAGGTTTAAACTTGTGGGTGTCAACCTTTAGTAATTCTAGATTTGCAATCTTTGTTGCCTCCACTAGAGTTTCTTTGATGTATTCTTCATCATCTAGTGGAGGAGTCATCAAACATCCTTTTAAATCAAACAGTACGTGTTTCATTACCAATTTTTAGCATGTGTATTTACTTCAACTGGAACGTCAGTCTCCACATGATTGTGTTCGATATTTTCAATGTTGATATGCTCTAGTGCTTGTGCAATTCTTTCAAGTGCATTAGCAATACGATTTGTGTCAATAGGGTTCATGATTAAAGCCAGTTAGGTTTACGATTTGGGTTTCTAATATAATTATTACACACCCATGGTTTAGATGCAATGTATCTTTTGTACTTAGTTAAGATATCAATACTTGTATCAAGTTTAAATTCATCAGGGCCTGCAAATGCAAATGGGGTTGCATCTTTATGACAAAGTAAAGTTTTACCTGTTTTTTCTTCAAATATTTTTTCCGCTGCATTCATAGCAGTTTGACATGAATGCACTTTTCCATATCTGTTTGTATATTCTTGGAGTAATCCAAAACCATGCTGTATTAACCACGCTGTATTAGCAATACTTTCTGCTGCCCAGATGGTGCATGGATGCCCTCTGAAGGCACCTTTCTCCGTGTTATATGGTGTTCCATCCTTCTTAGGTAATAAGTCATTACCCCAGTTAAAATACCATTTAGAATAAACAACTGCCAACATTTGGCAACTTTCAAGGGGCATCTTGACCACATGCTTATCAGGCAACACTTGTGCTGAAATATTTGGGTCAGGATCCGTAACAAAAATGTTCATAATAAAAAAATGGAAATAAGTTTCCTTACTTCCATCATAACATAAAATTATTTTTTTGCCAATACTATTCTTCGGGTCTCCAAGTTTCGGTGATAAGATTTAATTGTATTTTATAATCTGGATCATCATATACATGACCCTCTTTAATAATACGTTCTGCAATTTTCCATAAAGTTTTTATCTCTTCATCAGTTGCAAAATCATTAATTGTGACTGTCATCATTTTTTACTCCTATATGGTGGTTCTAATAAATGAGGCCATTTTTTATAAAACTCTTCAGCAGCTGTAGGATCATAATCAGGATGTTTTGAACTATTGATAGATGGTTCCCAAGGTTTCTTAGATCTGTTATTAATAACGATAAATCTATCTGCTGCAAATGTTCCTGCTAAACTAATCTCTATATCTTCTCCATCAACCCAATTCATACTACCATCTTTTTTAGTATGTTCCATGAGTCTTTGGATTTCGTCAATCATTTCCTGTGTAAGTTTCATTATTCAAATGTTGAATCTGGTTCCAATGCGATGTAATATTTTAGATTATAATCTTTACTTACAAATCTAGATAATAGTTTCTTAGACATCACAACATCATAAGTTCCGGGAAGAATCTTAATGTTCTCAACCTTAAAATTAAGAGAGAATGTTGCATCTGTTTCACCAACAACGATAGAGAAATCATTTGATGTATCATTCTTTTTATCTTTAACAAGAAGTTTAACAACACCATCACCACCAACAGCAGATAAATCAGGAAGTTGATAGATCGCAGCAGCCTTGAGTAACTTATCAAGTTGTTCTGTGCTTACTGTAAATGCAACATCTTCACTTGGAAGTGTAATCTCTTTATCAGGTGGTGTGATAATTACTTTTGGATCAGCAAAGAAATACTTAGATCTCATTTTACCTTCCTTGATAACGACATAAGAGTCATTCTCAAAGTCAAGACCAGGCTTTTGATGTAATGCGAGACCATTTAGAAATTGGTTTAAATCATAGATACCAAAATCTTTTGGAACATCCTCCTCAATAGTAGCTTCGGCAAGAATATTTTTCATAACAGATATTGTTCTGAGTTCTTTGCCTTGCTTGAAGAGAATTGATTGATTGATGTTAGAAAAATTCTTCAACAGTGTCAAAGTTTTATCAGAGATCTTCATAGTTTTTGGACGTAATTTCATTTGTATAATTGGATAGGTTTTATCCATATCCCCATAAAGAGTTTCATAAGCTAAACTCCAAGCATTAACCATATGTAAAGAGGAAATCATTTACAAGACTGTCTGCAGATTCTTTACCAAACTTACCTGACAGATATCCTGCAACTGGGTCAAGTTTGGTCATGTAAGAATCAAAGTCTTTATATTGATTGGTATCAATACCAATCGGTTTCTTTAATTCTATCATATCTCTGTATTTCGTCAAGTATGTTGTGAACATTTCAAGATGATCATCAACTTCATTTGATTTACACTTTGCGATATAGATGTTTTCAGAGAAGTGATTACCAGGCTCGAAGAAACGATAGTCTCCTTCGTGTTTTGGTAATCCATCTACAGAGAAAGAATATTTTTCTCTTGGATGTTGAAAGTCAAATACAATAATAACTCGATTTTCATTGAACCCCATCAAGTCCATACCAAAACAAGGTAAATCTGCACCAGTCTTTGGGTATATGATGTTGTTGTAAATACAAGACTTATCACTCCATATATCAACTTCTCTTGCTTTAATGATATTTGGATTGGTATAAGTCTTTGCTATAAGAGAAGTTCCTTTACCTTCCCATCTAGCCCAAGTATCTCCATATTCCAAATCAGGAAATATGGAGAACAAGGAGTTTCTGTAATTATCCCAAAGTTGATGCATTCTCACCCTCTTTGAAATCAACATCAGCATCTACTTTGTCATATAACTCCATAAATGCTTGCTTAGTCTCATCATCAAAACGATTGACACATACTTCGATTGCCTTTGCTTTATTTTTAAAGATGCCATATGCACGAATAATGTGAACTAATCTACGAGTAGAAATGATTTCCTCTACACCACCATCAAAAAATGTTTTGCGAATGATGTCTGCCCAATCAACTAATCTTTTACAAAACTCAGAATCATTTTTACCAACTTGCTCTAGAGCGTTTTCAAGGATTTTCAATTCTGTTTTAGGAGCAGGATAGTCTTGCTCAAAGGTTACTGGGAATCGCTCAAGGAACGCTTCGTTAAGCACATTAGTTCCAATGAAACGTCCGTCGTCTGAACCTTTGCCTTTAGTGTTGGCGGTAGCAATAACGTTGAATCCTTTTGTTGGTCTAACGAATCTTCCGATTTTTTTGAGGAAGACTCCATTTCCTTCAAGAACACTCTGAAGACAAAGGATTTTGTTTGAGGCAAGGTCGATCTCGTCAAGAAGCAATACAGCTCCTCGCTCAAGTGCTTCGATGACTGGGCCATTGTGCCATACGGTTTCACCATTAACAAGACGGAAACCGCCAATAAGATCATCTTCATCTGTTTCGATAGTAATGTTTACACGAACAATTTCTCTTTTTAATTGAGCACATGCTTGTTCTACACCAAAGGTTTTACCGTTACCAGATAAACCTGTGATGAATGTTGGATAGAATAATTTAGACTTAATGATATTTTTTACATCATTAAAGTTTCCAAACTTAACGAATGAATCATCTATCTCAGGTATTAAGTTTTCTTCTACAACAGGCATTACTGCAGGTGCACTATAAGAACGTTCAATATTATCAACTGCTTTTTGTGTAACTTCAAGATTCCATTTACCACGACCTACTTTAAAACTTTCAATTTTTTTAGTAACTGTGGAGTATCCAATGTCATTCATTGCACAGAAACCTTTTACGTCAGCAGCTGTAAACTCAATGCCGTAATTGGATCTAAGACCCTCAATGATTTCTTCGCGTGTCATTTTGATTTCAAATAATTTTGTCATGATGTAGTTCGTTTCTATATGGCCATAATAGTCGATTAGAAACGTCATGCGAGAAAAAATGGACACTTATTTTATTGTCTTTTTCCAAGTCATTCCAATGTCGGATATTACCGGCAATAATAAAACAGTTAGTTATAATCAACTGCACCATGACAAGAGTTCTAATTATACAAATCCAATTATCGTATTTCTTTGTTGTCTCATCATTAAAAGATCCGAGAGCGTACTTCCAGACCTTCCAAAACTCACTCATACTTTTTATTAAAATCTTTAAAAGAGGATTGTAATTGTCCAGTATTTTCCTTCGCATCATATTTATTATATCCTTTCATTTGTTTCCACTCGTTATATAATGCACCAAGTAACCAAGATTGTGATAAACTTTTTGGCCCATTTTCAAGTAATTCAAGATACCTTTTATTACTTGTGTAATTCTTGTACTCCTCTCTCCAGTTGGAGTCATCATAAAGTTTGTTATCCATAAGTAAAAGTTTTTCCTTTGATTTGAGTTTGACCTTCGGGACTTTTGCCCTGTGGTTTCATTTTTCCTATTGGTATATTTCTCTTCGGTAATCCACCCTTACGGGTTCTGGCTAGTGTAGCACCTCCTTTACCTTTTGTCTGTGCAATAACCGAATCCTGACCATATTTCTTTCCAAGTGCCTTTACTGCTTTCTTAAACTTTCTCTTACTCATCTTTCCACGATCTATGATATGACTTCTTTCTTTTACTTTCTTCTCTTTACCATCATCATCTTTCTCAACATATGAACCAGTTGCCTTTGTTGCACCTCGACCAAACTTACCACGAATATCTTTATCTAATTGTTTTGCCCTTGCACGATTTTCTTTCGCAGACTTATCACCACGGCTTCCAGAAAGTATACCTATACCCCCCTTGTCTGATTTACTTTTGATACGAGAGAGACTACTCTCCTGCATAAATTCCTTGAAAGTTATCATACCACTAAAGAGATAAATTCGCCTAATACTTTTTTATTTAGTTTTTTAGTCTTCAATGATTTAACAAATGCTGACTTAATTTGAGATTTAGTTGCATCTTCTTTAACTTCAAACTCTGAGTCTTGATTAAGATGATGTGATGACATTACAATGTATGCGTCATATCCAGAATTTTTGATGATGTAACTTTTAGATTTTTTCCAATCTTTCTCCATGATGTTAAGTTCTTTCTGATCCGTGCTGTAATGTCTTGCAAATCTCATACCATCTCTATTTGATAAGACTCTAATACCAATAAAGTTTACGTTAGGTAATCTATCTTGCATATTTTCAAGAAGGGCATCAGTAAAATCACTATGTCTGTGTCCAATTTTATATGTTCTACCAACCTTACGATCTCTGATAAAAGTAATTTCTGGGATACATCTTCTTGTTCCCATGTATGGTTCTTCTTCCCAGTCACGATTAACTTCCATGTGATGTGAGAGTGGCCCTGCTTCACCATCAGTTAAGACAACACATTGCACTTTCTCCACCTTTGCTTTTTTTTGAAACTCAGGTAAAAGTTTTCTGAATGTAATCAACGCTTCATTTAAAGGTGTGCCAGATAATGACAATCTTCTTGGGTATGAAAGTCCATACTCTCTGAAACTATGAACGACTCTCCATATGTTTAGCATTTGCTTTTCAAGAGTTTTTCCATTTACTTCACTTGTGAATAGATTCATAAGAGCAAATTGATTATCAATAGCAATCAATCCAGATTTTTTCTCATAAAATCTTCCATAATCACCAGATCCATAATACCCATAATGAGAATCTGTATCATTATGTCTCCATTCATTTGTGAATGCATATACTTCAAATGGAATCTGAACTTTTTTACAGAACCAAATTAGATTGTATAGTTGCTTCAAAGTATCTTGCATTACATACTGCATTGAACCAGACCAATCAAGAAGAAATACTAATCCATGATTTTTTCCATCAGGAAGAACTGTTACTTTCTTAAATATATCTTCATTAAATTTGTATGTGTGTAGTTTTGATGTATCAAGAACACCTGTACGAGCGATAGCTGCACGAGCATATGCACTTGCAGATTTTCTACACTCAAACTCTTTAACAAGATAACTTACTTCCTTTCTCGCACTTTGTTTAAAATCCATAAACTCTCTGTCTGATTCAGCAAACCAATCACGAGTAGGAAATCCATTATGAATATTGTTTGCATTTAATCTTACAATTTCCTCATTATAATGATCATCAATTACTTTATGAACATCAGAATTTTTAGCGATAACATGATCAGTATTAACATCAGGTATTTCACAATAAACATTCTCGTATGTTGATACTTTGGAAACTAAGTCTTGAATGTTTTCGCTGAGTGACTCAACTGTTTTTACTTCAATATCATTTGTTTCTCCACCCTGATCAGATTCTGCAGATGTAGGTTGCTCTGTCATATCACCATTTTTATCAGATCCTTGTGCTTCCTCAGCTTTAGGAGATGATGCACCTTTTGTTATCTGATCATTTTCTTCTTCTTCACCTTTTTCATCAGAATCTTGTGAGTCAAATTGATCAGGTGATCCACTTGATGGTAATTGATGAGTATCAATATCTGCGACTTTCTTTTTATTCTCTTGCTCCTCCTTACAATATTCATGTAATATTTTTGATGCTTCTAAAACTTCTTCAAAAGTTTCAGTATTTCCAATCAAATCTCTTATTTCAGTTTCTCTCTCAGTAAAATATAAATCAATAAAATTACCAATCTTAAAGTATAAATTAATTCTATCTGCAAGATTAAACTTATCTACATCTTCATCTTCTAGGTTAAAGAAATCATCCTCACATAACTCACTGTATCCATAATAGAAAGTCTTTGCAAGACCCATGTACTTTCTCTTCATTAACTTTTCGATACGTGCATCCTCACATACATTGACGATGCCATGAGGTATATCAGAGGTTTTGTACCAATCATCATTAGGTGTAAACAATGCATGGCCAACTTCATGACCAACAAGCATGTCATATACACTATTACTTGCTTTCTCCCAGAGTGGAAGAACTAATACCCTTGTCTCTACATTGAAGGATGCTGTTTCAACTTGCTTGTGCTCTACTACTAGGTCTTCTGTTGCTAATAGTTTAGCGAGTTGTGATTTGATTTCGTGTTGTACTGCCATTGTGTCTCGTCTTTATATACCCATGATAATCGAAAACCAATCATAAAAAAGGTATTAGTGGACACTAATTTAAGTGGTTTATTCTACAGAATCTAAAACACTTATAGTTGGCATCCATCCCGTGCTTGCAATAATTGATATATCTGCAACGTTATCCTCTGCTTCACCCGGAGTAAATTCTTTAACTGGTAGATCACCCTGACCAAATTTTTCTGCAAGTTTTCTAACCGGAACAGACTCTCCATATCCAATTGGTACAGGCCCTGTGATGGTGCTAGGGGCGAGGTAACGAATCGCAGTGCATACATCATGCACATGAATCCAGTCTCTTTTATGATTTGTAACGTATGTTGCTTTCTTATCACGAAGTAACCCATACATCATATTTGGTCTAACATCAGGGCCATAGACTGTTGTAAAGCGCATTCCAACTGAATTAGGTGGTGCCATCTGTTCATTAATCCACTTGCTCATTGCATATGGGTTCTCCCAGTAATTATCATCGACTGCACTTGATGATGCATATAATAACCTTGTATTAGTTTCTCGACACCAATCGAATATAGGTTTTGCCTTTACAACATTATTAATATAATACTCTTCTGGTTTCTCTAGACTCTCACGAATATCTGCCCAAGCTGCAAGATGAATGACTAATCCATAATCTCCACCTTTAAAATTACCCACATCATTTGGTTTATCTATTCCATGAACTTCAAAACCTAATTCACGTCTCCAATCTGCGAATACATATCTACCTATGAATCCACGATGTCCTGTAACTAATACTTTCATGTCACTGGCCAATCTATAACTTTTCTAATTTGTTCATTATACTTCCACACTTCTTTGAGCATGTCAGCGTTGACACCATGACTCTCCATTTGAACAATCAAGGAGTTAAGATCTTTTGGAAAACATGTGCCACCAAATCCCCTATCATTATCTATACCGGGAACTTTAGTATGTGATTTACCGATACGGCTATCCGCAGTTACACCCTCACAAACTAAATCATAATCCATTCCTACTGCTTGACAGATATCATAAATTTTATTGAAGTATGCTACTTTGTATGCAAGAAATGTATTAGAAAAATACTTGATCGCTTCACTCTCGTCTGAATCAGTGATGATACTTGGTATATCAGGAAAATAATCAGAAAACATGCGAACAAAATCTACACATAATTCTAAATTTCCACCAACAATATTTCTTTCCGAATTTGCAAAATCTTTTATTGCATTCCTTGCAGTCAAAAATTCTGGATTATGAATTACATTATGTCTTTCATAGTATTTTTTGGTTGTTCCAATTGGGACTGTTGATTTGATAACAAATGTTCCTGCGATATGATCTGGCAAACTCTCGAAAAAATTATCAAGTATCGAAAGATCACATTCACCACCATATCTCATGGGAGTTGGTAAGCAAACAAAAATAAAATCTTCATTTATAACTTCACCAAGAGTATTTAAAGATCTATTCTTATCAACATCATAGACCTTACAACTTGTTTTATCTCTAAAGTTTTGATAAACAGCATTGCCTACAAAACCATTACCAACAATTCCAATCATAATGCCATCCTACTAAATCCTTTTACTTTTTCAAATCTTACCACATTTTCAAACCTATCATCAAGGCCTGTTTTATGTGATATGACAAATATATTTGCATCATCAATAACATATTTTATTATTTTTAAAAACTCCTCCGTTCCCTGACCATCTAATGAACTATCGAATACCTCATCCAATACCATTAAGTTTGTTGATACTGAATTTTTAAACTTGGCAACTTCTCTCCAAGTAAATAACAAAGCTAAATCTATTCTTTGTTTCTCTCCCTCACTAAACGATGCATATGAAAAATCTTCGTGAATCGGTGATTGGACGGTTTCGTTAAACTCCTCATCAAGAGTAAAATTTATATAAAAATCCATCATCTGTAGATAACGATTTATTTGCTGATTTATCAGCGGTAGATACTTCTTGATAATTTTAGTTTTAACTCCTCCGTCCTTTAGCAACTCATAAGTATAATTAAAATATTTAATTGTTTCTTTTTTAGTGGCTAAGGACTCATATGTCTCCTGTAAAGTGGACTTAAATTTTTCTAACTTTTCATGCTCAGTATTTCTGTTTTCAATTTGATTGGTAAGTGTTTGAATTTCATTTTCAAGATCTCTTTGTTGTTTTTGGCAGTTAGAGATAAGAGTGTTGTTTTTAGAAATGCCATGCGTGAGTCTAGTAATCTCCTTTGATAAGTGAGTAAATTTACGCTCTCTATCTTGTTCTTTTTTAATTGCTTTCTCTAGTTCTTCGTAACCAGATTTAAGCTCTTTTGCTTTAGTTTGAGCGTGATTAATTCTATTTAAGCGGAACTCTTCTTCAATAGATTGTGTGCATGTTGGGCATACCGTATTATCTGTGAAGAATTTATGCTCCTTTGTAATAGTTGTTACCTTATTAGCAATTTGACCTTTTAGAGTATTAAGTTTCGCTAACGTGGTCGTTGTATTTGTTAACTTTTCCTGCTGCTCCTTTAAACCAAAAATAGCATCACTTGCTTCTTCATTCTGCATTGTACATACACATATATCATCGGCAAGTGCATCTTTCTTTTTCTGTTTTTGATCTATGTCTTCTTTACCACGAGTCTCAACATCTAAAATAAACTTTTCTTGCATCTTAACTTTATCATTCAAAGACTCTCTTTTTAGATCCAATGTCTTAACTTCATCTTTAACCTTCCTTAATTTCTCTTTAAGAATATTGTTCATCGAAGTAAATATTTTAATATCAAGAAGATCCTCTATCACCTCTCTACGATTTGGTGCACTTAGCTGCATGAATGGAATAAAGTTGCTTGATCCCAGAATGACAATCTGCGTAAAAGATTTGTAATTCATCTTTACCACATTTTGTTCCAACCACTTTTGTTGATCATTTACAGATGCAGCCTGATCGAGTAACTTATCATTTCTCCATATCTCAAATATATTTGGTTTAACTCCCCTTATAACTTTCCAAGAGATAGTTCCTATCTTAAATTCTACCTCAACACATAAATCCTTTTCATTTACAGTATTGATTAGTTGACTTCTGTTTATCTTACGAAATGGTTTTGCAAATAATCCAAATGTAAGTGCATCTAAAACTGTGCTCTTTCCACTACCATTTGCACCAACTATCAACGTTGTTGGTGATCCTTGAAAATCTATTTCAGAATATTGATTTCCTGTTGATAGAAAATTCTTCCAACGAACTTTTTCAAATAAGATCATACTTTTTATCAGGTGGTATTACAATGTCATTTGATGTAATAATAGTATACTCATATTCATGAGTTTCGCACATTGCAATCATAGTTGCAGGTTCAACTTCCATAACATGCATTTCTGGATAACCTTTGTCCTCCAACATCATAGCATAACGAACTGCATCATCTCTCTCTTCAAAAATATAAAGAACGTCTTCACCATCCTCATTTTTTACAGAGTAAGCTCCGGCATCCTCTCTTCCATCGATCGTGATGATATGCATTAGACTAACTCACATGCTTCTTGATATACTTCTTTTATTATATCTTGTATTGTAGATTTTTGCAAATCAATTTCAGATTCTTCTACATACCTATTTAATATAGAAAGTGTATCTTCAGATTCAAAGGCTTCAAACTCTTCATTTTCTTGAAGTTGAAAGTTTTCAAGTATTTTTAATTCATGAACATCTGATGAATATATTTTATCAATATATCTTTCAAATTTTTTAGGATCAGATTTTTTACGAACAATCAACTTTAAAATTTTACCCGCAAATTGACGAGTATCTAAAAGTTGTGCATCATCATCTTCATAATACAAGTTATAAAACATTTTATATGGATTATTTACAGGTGTATGTTCCATAGTATCTGTATCAAATATATGAAATCCGCGAGTATCACCTACATCATTCCAGTACATTTCATATGGATTGCCAAGATAGAAAACTTTTCCGTTATCAGATCTTGTATGATAATGGCCTGAATAGACTTTTTCAAACTTATCAAATGTTTTTACATCTGTTCCATGATCCATAACAAATCCCGGATTTATTTCAAACCCCTTACATTCAAGATGACCCATCACACATGGTGATTTTGACTTTTTAATCATCTTCATTGTTTGTTCTTTATTTTCAGAGTTTATCCAAGGTATTAATAAAATACTTAACTTACCTAATTTTATATCTGTTGCCTCTGAATATATTTTAATATTATTATATTCTCTTAATAATAAATCAACAGCATTTACATCATTTGTATTTTTATAATAGGCTGTATGATTACCTACAATAGTGTGTATTGTGCATCCCATTTGAGCAAGACGATCGAAATAATTATCTTTTGCCCATGATAAAGTAGCAAAGTCAACACCCTTTCGACTATCAAAGGTATCACCCATATCAACAATTGTACTTATTCCAAGTTCCTCTAACTTTGGAAAAAATATATCATTGTAAAATTCTAAAAAATAATCATGAAATACCTTTGAATTTTTACGGCATCCAAAGTGTTGATCAGTTATTATTGCTATTTTCATACTGTTGGTTTAGTAAAATACCTATAAAAAATGAATGCTGCATAGCAGATACTAAATGTGAACCATATTTTTTCAATCATACTCTTCTCCTCCGTCTTTTCTTTTTAAATAATTTCTGGTAAAGGGGTCTAACAATGAACAGATCTACCAATTCAATAAAAAATAAAAATCCTAAGAATACTACCATTCCTGCTAATGCTATACCTTCTATTATTTTCAAAAGTATTTTCTTCATCAATATCTCAGTTTAGAATGAACCGCATCCTTAATTTGATTATAGTCGGAAGTATCCATTCCGTCAACTTTATCACCATGCATAACTTCATCATATCCTGATCTTTCTAGGATTTTATTTTTGATATCAAGTTGCCTTTTTTCCCGTTGTATTCTCCTGAGAAACGCATAATGTATAATCTGCGTAAAGTAAGCAAAAGGATTTTTGGATTTCTCAGGATTAAAATTATGAATGTATTGAACGCAATTTTCGATTCCATCAGAAATCATATCCTCCTTAAACATATAGTTTACAAAGTTTGGTTTAAATGATAAGTGATTTGCAATCTTTAAAAAACAATCACCAATGTATCGAGGTATAACAGGCTTTGGTTTATTTTGTATCTGTGCTATTTCCACATCTTCACGATATCTAATAAGAGCTGCAAGAAACTCTTTATTATTAACGTAGTGTTCAGATCTTTTCCGTTTAGGCATAGGTCTAATTATTGCCATAGTTTTAATCCCTATTATGTAGAAATTATAACATTTATACACTGAAAAGGCAAGTTATTTTACATTTGATGACGTGACAGCATGACATACTTGACATTATGTTAAATTTCATGTACAATAACCTTTGTAGAGGTTTAAGGATATTAGCCCTTTGATTCTTTAGATCTATAGAGTTTTTCCAATATATCTTTTGCATCATTTACACTAGAAATATATCCCATCGCACGACTTAATTTTGGTTCATTATTTTTTACTTTTATGGTATCTTTTAACCATCTTTGATACATTGTAATCATTTCAATATCCGATGATTCCGACATAGTTAATACTTCACTTAGATCTACCATAAACATATCATCCTTAGTTGTTTTTAACCAAGGTTCAATACGATATCCTGTCATTCCTTTTTTACTTTTAACTTCATTTACAATAATAGGATTTGAAATTATTAGTAATGTTCTACCTACTTCTTCAGAAGCAGCCACTTTTGCAAAGATCTCCTCTCCACTTTTGAATTTAATAGTAGCATAGAAATCGTCTTCGATCATTTGTTTTTAAGTTGAATTGTGATTATATCATAGTTAAAATTTTCTTCATTATAAATTTTAATTCTTTCTATGAGATGATTTAACGTGTAGTTTTTTCTTGATTTAATTGAGCAATCATCAGAGATATCGTATAAAATAGCTTTGACTTTGTTAGTTCCTTTTCGGAGAACTCTTCCAATGCTCTGGAGGTTTCGTATTCTTGATTTTGACGGAGAGGCGAAAACAATATTATGCAAATTTTTAATATTGATACCTGTTGAAAATGTTCCATAGGATGCAACAATAATAGCATTCTCCTCTTGTTCAGTAATTTCACGAATCATCTCTCTTTCTTCGGCATCAACACCACCATGAACAAAGAAAGCTTTACGATTATCACTCTTGTTTGTATTTATCATACCATATAAGACTGAACCATGTGCTTGTACTCTGCTATACAAAATTAAAGTATTGCCCTTTAAATCAAGAGTTAAATTGGTAATAAATTTATTTCGTTGTTCATGCGATATAAGATACTCTATCTCATCATTATACGTTTCAAATTTTTGTGGTGGATGTTTCAATACTAAACATTGAATATCTAATTGTGAAAGATGACCTTGTTTCATAAGTTCATCTGTTTTTGTAACTTTATATGATGGGCCAAATAATCCCTCTAGAACCCATTTATGAGTTTGTGTACCATCTAAAGTTCCAGTAAATCCAAACCTGTATTTTGCATGATGCAGTTTTGTCATTATAGATATTAATGACTTACTTTTAAATAAGTGAGCTTCGTCACCAATAACAACGTTATAATCTTCAAAAAAGGTTCTCTCTAATTTGTAAACAGATTGCCATGTTGTGATTGTAACAGGAAACTCATTGGTTTTTTCTTTACCTGAATATATTCTGTGACAGTATGACTCAGAATCCCAACCATAATCCTGAAAGTCCTTATACATCTGCTCTACGAGAGATGTCGTCGGAACAACTAGAAGTATTTTTTGAGATTTATCTACGTAATATCTTACAAGAGCATAAATCATCAAAGATTTTCCTGAAGCAGTCGGTGATATCAGTAGCTTTCTATTATGTCTTAAAGCATCATGTACTCCATCCACTTGGTATTTTCTTGGAGAATGACTGCATATAGATTTCATATAATCTTTTACACCTTCATATGATATCCCCTCATTTAATTCAAAGGGAGATCCATAATATTCATTTGCTTGAAAACTATAAGTATAATCGTGCTTCTTACAAAATGCTACAATGCGATCTAAGAGTCCAACGTAGATTCTTTTTGACCTTAGATCAAATAAATGAATTTCTCCATTCCAGTTTCGATTACGATATTGAGGCATGAACTTTGCACTCTCAACTTGAAACGTGAAATGATCTCGAAGTTCATACTGAATATGAGGTTCAGCATTTACTCTCAAGAATACTTCATTCGCTTTAGAAATAACGACGTTTGTTTTCACATAGATTCATTGATCTATATGTATTTATCAGATGGCCTCAATCCCTAAATTTTTATCTCCGATACGATTAAATTGTTGATGATTCGCATAATTTAAAAATGAACCCAGTATATATTTTGCATGTCCATTGGTAGGGGGATTACCTTTATGTAAATAAGTCCATGTGCAAGGAAATAGTAGAATGTTACCTTTTTTTGGTTTTACATTGATACCAAAATGAGGAAATTGTGTTTCACCTCCATCAAAATCATTATTTAAATAACACACTATTGCTAAAAACCTTTTAGTAGATTCAACATTAGTAACATCACTATGAAAATCGTGTTGTTGATTTTCACTACATAAGTATCTTTTAATTCTTAAATGTTCATACCCGTATTTTTTTGGCCACTGTGAGTGGTGTAATTTTGTATCTATCTTGTATTGATTAATCGCAGATTGAATACCATTCATGACTATTTTAAATGGTTCATTAAATTCTTGATGTTGCATTATATCCAGTCTTTGGCAATTACATGCACCACAAGTTTTATTGCCTTTATCATCATAACACAAACTAATTTTCTTCAATTGTTCTTCCTTTTCCCTCCATAATCTCTCATATGTTTCGATTAAATTGTCACAGAGAGAGGGTGAAAAAACACCACCATATGCTTTTATATAATTTGATTCCATTATCCTAGTCCAGAATTAAATCTCATAAACTCAATAGCATTTTTAATTTGATACGTTCTGTTTTGCACAACCTTAAGAATACTTTCTAAGTATACTAACATCGTATCATAATAATCTATTTTAAGAGAGGCATTTGATAATTTTTCATCTGCATCAAGATACTTAGTCATTGTATCTTTATCTCTTATCTTTTTTGGAAATGGATTTTGTATATAAACATCAGGATCAGCCTTACCACTAAAATATTCAAATCTTTCGTGACGTATATTTTTTCTTTGTTGTTCTGCTTTTTTTCTTAATAGAAATATCGTGTTATATATCTGAAAGTATTTTGCATGTAGTGATGGAATATTTAAAGATTCATCATGTAGGTTATCTCGATCTATTTTTGCATCTTTCTCCCACATTTCTTGAATCTTTTCAAGATCAAAGGTCATTTCCTACTAAATCAGTAATTGTGTACATAGTGTATTTGAAACTAACATCTGCTGTAAAATATTCTATGTCAGTATCTGTAGCGTCAAATGATAAAGTTGTCAAACTATAGGGCCATAAATCAGTAAAATTAACATTAAATTTTGCAATTAAGTTACTACTTAATATTTGAAGAGTGCCATCAGAGTAGATGTCATGTCCTGCTCTACCGTAATTTCTTTTAGGAAGATTACCACTTGCTTCCCAATCACGAAACTCTTGTACGTCTTCTGGAAAACCTAATCCTCTTAACCATTTTTGTATTTCCATGAAGTTAGTCAGATCTTCATCAACTAAAAATCTAATACTTAAATCTCCAAAATCAATTTTATCTCCGGGAACTGGAATGTCTCTAAGATAGTTTGGTTGATTTGCAACACCTAAGTTAAGATCTGGAATGTTGGCACTATTGCAGAAATAAGCAACACCAGGGCTTCGTTTAAGTGAAAACTTAAATCCAACTGGTGCAAGAAAATTCCTATTATCTATTTGTGATGGGCGAGTTGCCATTAGTTCTGAGCAGGTCTCCGTTTATATTTATTATAGCATAAAAAAAGAGACCCGTGAAGGGTCTCCTGAAAGATATAAGCATCTTGCTTACATAAGGTTTT